CTCTGTGGGGCTCGCTGAGGCCACCAGGGCATTGGGCGATGGTTTCCCCGCCGCGGGCGCCGCAGCGCTGTCAGCAGCGCCAGGATTGGCGCCGTCGGCCTGTCTGGCCTCATGCCGCCGCTTGCCCAGCATCCGGGCGGCATCCCGCACCGTCAGCGTGCCGGGGGTGACGTTCGGCGTTGCCGGCTGCGGCGTGGCAGGCGTCGGGCTGACGTTCGGTGCCGGCGTCGGTGCGGCTGGCGTGCCGCCTGTGCTCTCGCTCATGCTACTCGAAGCTCCTGGCCGTGTTGGCCCTGTTGCGTGCCTCCAGCACCCACTCGATGGCGCTACGGAGGTCGTTCCTCAGCCGCTGCACCGTCAGCACCGTCAGCCGCGCCCGTTCCCGCTCTGCCGGGTCGGCCAGCAGGATCGCCCGCTCGGTCTCGTTGCGGATGATCTCGTCCAGGGCCCCCTGCAGCACGGGGTCAGCGAGTAACCGCTCTGCGCCGTTGGCCGCCACGAGTTGCTCGGTGGTGACATCGCTCACGGGCTACTCCGGCACATTGGCAACAAGCCAATCGCGCAACTCCCGCGCCATTGCCTCATGCATCGTGGTCTCATAACCGCCGCCGATCCGCAGCGAGACATACAAGTCCGGGGTCGATGGATGCGACCACACCGCGCCCCTGATATTCAGGGTGATCTCTTCCTCCTCCACGGCAGCAACCCATGGCTGACTCATCGCACTACCCCGCCAGATCCGGCGCCGGCGGCACGCCCGTGGGATTAAGCGTCGGCCGCGCCAGCAATGGCCCCACGCTCCCCAGCGCGCTCTTGGTCGCCATCTGCCCGCCCGGCGTCGGCATGCCGCGGCCCATCAACGCATTGCGCACCGCCATCGCCGTGGCGGGATCGCTCGACCCAGCCGGCGGCATCATCGGCGGCGCAAGGCGACCCCCTGGTGGTTGCTGCGGCCCTGCCATCGGCGGCCGCGGTCCCGTCGGCTGTGGCGGTTGCCCTGGAGCCTCCCCGCCCGGCACGGTAATCGGCGCACCTTGTGGCGGCAGGTCGCCCAGCATATTCAACGCCGGCACCTTCCGCCCCATCGCCTGCATGAACTCGTCGACGGACGGCAACGGAACGCCATACTGCGCATGCGCCACATACGCCCGGACCCAGTTATCCAGCGCCGCCTGGCTGCGCTCCCGGTCATCGTCGAGCAACGTATTGGCTCGGTCCGTCTGCTGCTTTGCCCGGTCGTTCTCAACATCAGCCGCGGTCTTCTGCTGCTGAACCTGGGCCAGCAGCATGTCGGTGTTTGGCGGCGGGGGCGGCGGCGGTGGCGGCTGCCATCCAGGCGGAAGCGATTTGAAATAGCTGCTGCTGTCGCTGATGTTCGCAGTCTCAAGCAGCCGCACCAGCGTATTGCGATACTCCGGTATCCCCGCGAGTGGGTTATCCATCCCGCCAATCTGCATAATCTGCTCTTGCTTCGTCGCTATCTGACTAAGCATGGCCATGCGCTCCATGGGCGTCCCACGCCCACCCACGTTGACCTCTACCTCCCAGTCCGTCGCAAGAGCGCGCGGATCTATCGCTATCCATTGCCCGCGCAATAGGATCACGTTCGGCCGGTCCTGCTGCCGCGCCAGCATGCGCAGCAACCCCTGATACAGCGGCGCCAGCCCGGTCTCGGCGAGCGTTCTGGCCACCATGTCGAGGCGGTCCTGCGCAGCGCTGCTCTGTTGGCTCACCGCCACGGGTGCCGTGCTCTGCAACTCGTCGATCGTGAGCCCGCTGCTCGCCTTGGTGATGCCCGTGCGGCTCTCCCGTATCGACTCCAGCACCTCCATGACCGGCAGCGCTTCCTTGCCCATGAAGGGCTTGGTCAGCTCCTGCACCGCGCCTTGCTGCGACACTCGTATGATGCTGCCGATCGCCGTCTGCTTCACGTCGGCAAGCGTCGCGTGCCCGACCTCCACCACGGTGCGCGGGAACATGCTCTGCCCCAGGCTATCCAACACCGCCCGCATCACCCGGCTCTCGGTCTTCTGCAGGTCCATCACCATGTCCGCCTGCGAATAGCCGATCACCCGCCCCGGTTCCCGATAGGGCGTGAAGCAGCACAGCGGTATCTCGTCCGTGCGGTCCCACTGGATCAACTCCGCGGCGTCGCCCAGCATATGCACATGGATCAGTTCGGCGATGTTGTCGCCATCGGTGTCCGTCCGTATCCACCCCTCGACATAGCGGACAATCCGCTTGCTCTTGTCGTTCGGAGGAGACCCCGGGATGTTCTGGCCTGATGCCGGGTCACGCGACATGGCCTCGCGTCGCCGCTGCGCGGTCATGGAGTCCGCGTGCGCCATCACCCGACCCTCGGGCAACCCCTGCTCGATCAACTCCGACGCCGTCACCTCACGCACATGGAAGACCCCATGCGCGTCCGGGATGGTGTTGGCATCCGACAATATCCACACACAGTCAGCCGGCACCGCCACAACCTGCGGCCAGCCCTGCTGCGAGCTGCGCGTTATCCGCGCCTCCCACAACTCCGCAGCCCCACCCTGCTGCAGCCACATCATGCCCTCGGCCGTCTTGGCCACCGCCGCCTGCTCGGCCTTGGTCATCGGCCGCCGCACAATGCGCTGCGCCTGGATGCCAGGATCAGCCAGCAGCATCTGCAGCTGCGGCAATAGCAGCCCCTCGCACACCTCGGTGCGGATCTGCTGGCGCTTGCCCCAATACCAGCGCACCCACCCAGCCTTGCGGGTCAGCGCATCGAGTAGGGCATCGTGGAGAATCTGCCATCCCTTGTTGGCGGTGAACAACGCCCAGCGGCAATAGTCCGTCGCCTGGCGTGCGAGGGCAGTGGCTTGGGCGTCAGATCCGGCAGGGTTATCCGTGCTGATCGGGCTGAACGACACCGGATTATCAACGCCGGTGAACACCCTAAGCAATGACGGCAGCGTGCTGCGGATGGTGTCCCGCACGACGGTCATCACCAGTTGGCTGCGGCCCTTCTCCTCGTCGCCGAACTTCTCGCCGCGGTAGTAGTCGCTTGCCTCCTCACGCTGGCCGGATAGCGTCTGATTGTATTTTTGTGCCTGCTGGAAGTAGTAGCGCGCGACCGCCTGGATCTCGCTGTCCTCGACCTGCAGCCGCTCGTAGATGATCTCCTGAGACCAGGGGACTTCGCTGGGCTTGATCGACGGACGAAGGCCGGCGGCGTATGGCCTGAGAGCAGCAGGCAGATGGTCGTCAGTGTCATCTGCTGTGTCGGTATCTCTCTTTGGCAAGAGTTGCAGCATGATCTGGTTGATGCTCGGCCCCTGCTCTACCGGCCGCATCAGCCCCGGCAACGGCGGCATGGGTGGCGGGCCGTAGCTCTGCGCCGATGGATCGAGCAGGCCCTGCGGCGCGCCCTGTGGCAGCAGCGCAGGCGGTCCGGTCGGCGGCATCGTGGGAACCGTGGCGCTCATGTGCGCCTCCACCTCTGGCGAGGCGGCGGCCTACGGACCAACCAGCGCCCGTATTCCTCCCAGGCAAACGATGCGCTTGCCGCGAATACCTCGCTCATCGTGGTGTGCCGTGCCGCAGCGCGTTGGGTGGCAGCTCACCACGTGCCACCATGCCGCGGTAATCCATCTCCTGCTCCCCGCGCTGGCGGGCCTCCCGCAGCGCCCCAGCCAGATCCGTCATGGCAGCCTGCACCGCCTCCACGTCCCGCCGCATCTCCAGCACCTCGCGCAGCAACTCGCCCAGCAGCGCATCAGTCCTCCCGTAGTGCTGCATAGCCACAACGTTGGGCGTCATGTCATTCACTCCACATGCTTCCATGCAACGCGGCGCCGGACGTTGTTTATTGTCCTGATGCAGACGCCCATGCGCTTCGCCAGTTCCGTCCGCGAGCCCTCGTTAGCCCTGATCTCGCGCACCATTTCATCGGTTAGCTTTGAACTAAAATTAGCCTCGCCCTGAGGGGAGACCATCATCGTCTTGCGGTTCCTGGCCAGAGCATCCTTCTGGTTTTGAGACGGCGTGCCCCAGTAGAGGTGGTCAGGGTTCACACAGAACGTCACGTCGCAGGTATGGCAGGCGAGCGACTTGATGCTTGGTCGAGGCCGCCCATGCAGCTGCAACGCAATATGCGTGGCATACGAACTACGCGGGCCATTACCTATCATGCCGTAGCCCTTGGTCTGCCACGCATA